TTTGAAGAGCTTGAACTTCCTAGGCCACTTGGCGTCCTCAATTTTATTTACAATTTCATCCTCGAGTGTCATGACTTTTTTGAGGAGCGTCAGGTCCGTCCCCTCTTCTACTACAAAAGATACGGGCCGATCGCATGGTTCCCAGAAGTTCATCTCGAGTTCTGGAACGTCCCCGCGACACTTGCGGTCGAGGGGGGTCGGGAACTTGCGTACACTGGGCACGACCGTCACGAGATCCTTGCGAACATAAGTACACTCGAGGTACCTGGGCATCATGTGAACGCGATCGATATAGGTCCATGGCTGGTTATGACAGTTGTTTCCGTGAATATGTACGAGGTGAAATGTTTCATTCAGTTTACCAATAACGTCACTGTGATCATTTTGTAGATCGTGAAACTCTACTATCAATTGACTCACCCGGGAAAGATCCGCATATTTAAGAACGTCCCACTCGGCCCCTTCCACGTCCATTTTCAGAATAAAATCAGATCCCTCGGGAACGAAACGCTTCACGTGGTTTTCAAGGCTGAAGAGGGGTGGGTCGTCCATGGGTGCGATGCCTTCCTTGACGTACGTGACATTCGGCCCGGTCAAAGGTATCTCGTCGATCGTATGGTCGAATATATGGGCCTTGATACCCCAAGCCTCCGTGAGTTGATTTTCAAAAGAAACATCCTTGTCCACGCCGTACCCCAAAAGGTGTTTGGCGCCGAGAGGGTCGTTATAAATTACGTAACCGCCATCCTCATCACGGCCGTAACGCTTCATCTCCCTGGTCCCAACGACATCAAAGGGGTGAAAGTCCATGTACTATATAAGGTATCTTTCACTTTAAGGTGAGCATATATAGAGTCGATCGAATCAGGGCCACAATTTCATCCTGAATATTCTTCAGGTACGTGTCTCCCCGTGGGAGGCGGATCGCCCGGACGCGCATCAGAAGGCTCTTAAAGTACGCCTTGGCCTTGGTCGGGTCCTTCATGAAGCGCTTGTTCAGACTGACGCGGCTGAGGCGGCCGTACTTGCCCATGTAGGCCTCGGCCCACGCATCGAGCAGGGGGACGATGCCCTCGTAGTACGCCTGGAGAGCCTTGTGCTCCGCGAAGGAGCTGGTCGTGAGGTGGAAGGCGTGAGCCTGTGTACGGGAGTTCATGAGAAGTCCCACGTAGCGATTTGCCATCTTATCATTTCCGGATATTTATTTCTGATTCAATATTAGAATGGTCTTTACAGAGACGATTTTCCCACCAGGGAAGGTTCTGTACAAGGGTCTCGAGGGCGTTCCGTGTCAGGTGCTCCTACACGACACGCGGTTCTTCTACCTTACGGAGAGCGCCCCGACCGCAAAAAATTACGGAAACCTGTGCACGTTCCGGGTCAAAAAGACGCTGCGTCTGTTTGACTTGACGCACAAAAACGTCGCAACGCTCTTGGGCAGCAAGTACCCCATATCGAAAGACACAAAGGGTCTCCTACGTATCGTGTTGGGCACGGGCATCACGATCGGTGAGCAGGTGGCGGCCGTTCGTGAACTTCTCGGTAAAAACGCAGGGAAGCTTCCCCAGAACACAAACACGCGTGCCGGTCAGCGCCTCAGCTACAAGGAGCTGAACAAGAAAGCATTCGGAGCCCTTGCCAGAGAGTTTCTGATTCCAGAAGGGTATGATGGGTACTACGCTCCTTCTAAAAAGTCTGTGTTTCACGGAGGTACATTCCATCATGAAATTATGTTGACCAACGCATACCAGAAAATTGAACGGGCGCGCGGTCCTGCGCCGGTCATTTCCGGAAAGTCATTCTCTTCTGCACTTCCGCGCATATTCATGGACTATTGTAAAAAGACGACCCGTCTTGTCCGGCCATACGGTGGCGGCCTGACCATATTTTGCACAGGAGGTATGGGCGTCCGTTTGTACCTCTCGGCCCTCGGCAAGGATCTCCCTCCTAAAATTCGACGTACAAACGATTTTGATTTCACGTTCGCCGTGCCACGTAAACTCGCGTCTGAGAAGCTCGTATCCACGTACGCTCTGACTATGCGCACCATTATGTACGAGCATCTGAACGGCTTTGTCCGCTATCTGAACAGACACTACACTGGTATCAACGCTTCACTCCGCGTGAACAGATACATGAGATCGGCATACGATGCTCCGCGCCTACAGGTGCCCGGTACGGGTCGTCGCGTTTACCAGGTTATGTCGTGGCAGATCATCACGGGGAACAAGGAGGTCACCGACCTCGTGGACACGGCTCTGGCCGTCTACCCACACTCCTCGCGTGACATGCTCCACTTGCCCTTCTCTTACAAAGCTGGAATTCCTATTCAAAAATTAAAGTACCAGCTCAAGGACTCGCTCGCGCTCCTGTCGGGTTCACTCATTCATAAGGGTTTAATTTCCAAGAGAAATCCCTTGATAGGAGAGGCGAAGGAAAAGGGTCAGAAGAATGTGGAGCGGGTCAAGGAGCTCATGAAGGTGATCCGTAAAAAACGCACGTATTATAAGAATCTCGTGCCCATCGCCAACTCTACGGGCCCTTTGCTTGTGAATTTGAATTTAGAAAACCTAAAAGCGGCGCGCCGAAACGCGGTTGCTGTGAACAAGGCGCTCAAAAAAATTAAGTGACCTTATTAGATGTGGGTCTATTTTGCACTTGTAGCAGTGCTGATGGTCATCACGTGGGCAGTAGTGACGTGGCGAAACGGCGGACGTGGGTTCACCGCGTCGACCAACCCATGGGAACCTCCAGTCGTCGTGGATTCCGTATTGGCCACTGCCGACTGCAGATATCTGATGGAAAAAGCGAATTCATTATTCAAGCCAAGTGGCGTGGTTGGCGTGAACGGTCAGGATCCGTCGCGCACGAGTGAAACTGCGTGGATATCAAAGGACGATCCAGTTGCCAAAAAGGTGTTTGCCAAGGCATGTGAATTGACTGGAAAAGAAATGAGTTGCTGTGAGGACCTACAGGTTGTCCGGTACAAACCTGGCACCTTTTACAAGGCCCATCACGATTCGTGCTGCGATGACAGCAAGGCGTGCCAGGAATTTGAAACGAAAGGTGGGCAGCGGGTGGGAACTCTGCTCGTGTATTTGAACGATGATTTTACCGATGGAGAAACTCATTTCCCAGAGCACGAGGGTGTGAAAATGAAAGCACCTCCTGGTTCGGCTATATTCTTCAGACCCCTTGCAAATGACGCACCTAAGTGTCACCCCAAGGCGCTCCACGCGGGCCTCCCCATTTCATCCGGTACAAAATACGTGTGCAACGCATGGGTACGCGAGGGCGCATTCTAAAAAAACGTGTCCTGTACGAGCCAGGATTTGGATCGGATACAGAATAGTCACCCAAAAAAGCCAACTGCCATCCCAACAACCGTGTGTTGTGAGAGCCACTTAAACGCACCAGCACCAACCAAAAAACAAATGGCTTCCTTCGCTGACGCCGTGAACGCCCTGGTCGCCGAGCGCGACCGCCAGTTTGTGGAGCGCATCGCCAAGGAGTATAGCCTGAACTTCGAGGAGCTTAACAAGAAGTACCTCGAGACGGCTGAGATGGCTATCAAGGTGCCTCGCAAGTACACCAAGAAGGCTACAAAGGAGCCCAAGTCGGTAGAGGTGGTGGAGGGCACCGCTTCCGATGCTGTGCAGGTGGCCAAGGCTCCGAAGGCTCCTAAGGAGAAGCCCTGCTGCACGGCCCATACGAGCAAGAAGGAGCCCTGCAAGTTCAGTGCGCTCAAGGGTGAGGTGTTCTGCAAGCGCCACCTGAAGCAGTCACAGGAGGAGACCGCCCCCAAGGAGCCGAAGGCGGCCAAGGCCCCGAAGGCTCCCAAGAAGGCTGAGCAGCCGGTGCACACTCACCCCCTCGAGGAGACTGACGAGGCTTGCGACCTGTGCGCCTCGCACGGCAACCCTCTCGAGAAGACCGAGAAGGACTTTGAGATCGTCATGAACTCGCCGGCTACCGGCCCGGTGAAGCAGCTGACCACCGCGCAGCGCCTCGCCGCGATCCTCGACTCCGGCGACTCTGACGAGGACGAGGTCGAGGACGAGGGTGATAAGCTCGAGGCCGCCTTTGACGAGTACGAGGAGGATGACTAGAAGGGCCAAGCCTGACGGAGTACGCGGATATCTGCGCGCAAGTGAGCAAAGTCGGTTTCCTGTAATCGAACAAACGTTACGAACCAAAGAGTAATCATAGCCGTCCACACGAATAGGTTCTCCTCCTTTTGCGTCTTGAATTTGTAAATAGGCCCCACAATTTTCCCGAAAAACGTCTCTTCGTCGCACGTCTTGCCCGTGACCAGCTTCTCCATCTCGGTCAGAGCGCAAACAGATTGATTAGTCGCCCAGTGTAAGAGTATAAAAGGAACTATCAGAAGGTGCATAGACATTAGATATTCGCTTCCAGTAAATGGGGCTAATACTAGAAACATAAATACTAGGAAGTGAATAAGTTTGATGAATATCGTGACGATCATATCTACTAGGGCCCTATAAAAAAAGTGTCATGTCCTCGCCAAAAGACTCGTCGCCAAGTGTAGAGCACCTACAAACAAAATGAACTTCAAGCGCCCCATCCCTCGCTCCCGTGGCAACGTGCCCACTCAGTTCGTCTCGAGCGCCTTGCCTGGAGGTGGCGTGGTTTCTCGGTGGACCTCTAACCCGTCCAAGCCCGTAATTCCTTCTGGCCACCCTAGCGTGGTTGGGCAAATTGTAGATAAAATGCGTCAGGGTTCGTGTCTAGCGGGTACGAAGCCGACGGTATGGACGCCACCCATGACGCACGATTTCGTGGCCAAGTACATGGACAATCCCGATGCTTTCCTCAAGCGGTGTGAGGACTGGTACGCACAACACCCGGGCGCCGTGCCGCGCGATCGGGTGACCGCCCCTCTTCTAAATTTGGAGCCGGTCATAGCCGTCTACAAAAAGTGGGCGCGCGGTGAAGGAGGCGCCAAGCTCCCGCCCATCTCCGAGCGTGAAAAGGCGTGGCGCCTTGCGGGGTACAGCGATGCGAAGATCCACAAGGCTCTGGCGTACCACAAGCGCATGGAGGAGACGGTTGATGCGCGGCAAGAGGCGCTCGACTTGATTTTCGCCAAGTTCCCGAGCGCCAACAAGCCGACACCCAAGACCAAGGCCAAGAAGGTGATCAAGGTTGTTAAAAAGAAGATGCCCAATTCTAATAATGAATAAACGCTGGGCGGATATGAACGACGACGACCCCATAGAACCGTGGGTCCTTGGTGACGACGATCTTGAAATACCAGTTACTATTTCCAAGCACGGAATAAAAATCAAAAAATCTAGTTATGTCCCGCCACACTTGCGTCAGGATAAAACCAAGCCTACCATAGATAGTAAGAAATGAGCTGCGAGGTGTGTTGTGAAGTCTTCAACAAGTCGTCTCGTGCCAAAATCAATTGTCCCTACTGTCCGTTCAGCGCATGTGCAGGATGCTCTGAGCGGTACGTCCTGGAAACCACACAGGATGCGCACTGCATGGCGTGCCGCAAGGCGTGGTCCCGTGAAATTTTGGTGAATAATTTCACTCAAAAATTCGTAAGTCACGCCTACAAGAACAGGCGTGAGTCTTTGCTCTTGGAGCGTGAAAAAAGCCTCATGCCGGCTACCCAGCCATATGTAGAACTCGAGCGCAAGGTTCGCGCGGCGACAGGGGAAATTTCCCGCCTCATGTTAATCGCGAATGATCAAACTGTTAAACTGAATACCATAAGTGCCCTCCAACTGGCGCCTTTGGCGGTTGAGCACGGGTTCGACAACGAGTTCGAAGCACTCATTTTACGGCACAAACTTATGCAGGATCAGCGTAGGGTGATCAGCAGCATCCATCTGGATATTCAGCATCTAGAGTGGTATCAGAATCAGCTAATCACTCGACTTCACGGTGGCCTTGTGGAACGGGAAAAGCGTCAGTTTGTCCGAGCGTGTCCAGGCGACGATTGCCGCGGTTTTCTGAGCAGCGCGTGGAAGTGTGGTGTATGCGACAACTGGTCGTGTCCGGAATGCCACGAGATCAAGGGGAAGGACAAGGAGGCCCCGCATACCTGCGACCCTAATAGCGTCGAGACGGCCAAGCTCCTTGCCAGGGATTCACGCAACTGCCCGAAGTGCGCCTCGATGATTTTCAAAATCGACGGTTGCGATCAAATGTTCTGTACACAGTGTCACACCGCGTTCAGTTGGCGGACGGGACGGGTCGAGACGGGCACCATTCACAACCCGCACTACTACGAGTATCACCGTCAGCGTGGAACCCTTCAGCGCAACCCGGGTGACGTGCCATGTGGAGGTTTTCCGGACTGGCAAACCTTGGCGCGTATGTGTCCACGAACTCACATATTCTATCCAAAGTTTGCGACGGCCCATCGCATATACGGGCACTGTCAATGGGTCGTGATGCCGCGATACATGACGGGTAACGAAGACAACCGCGACCTGCGCATCAAGTTTATGATTAGTGACATAAATGAGGATGAATTTAAGAAGAAAATTCAACAGCGAGAGAAGGCTCGGCAGCGCAAGGGGGAGATACATCAGATTCTGGAGATGTTCACCACGGTTCTCAACGATTTGTTCCAGGGATTCGTCAGTAATGGGAGCTTGTCGGAGTTGATAGAGTCTCTAGACGAGCTCCGGTGCCACTTCAACACGACCATGACGGCGGTTTCAAACCGGTACACAAAATGCGCGACCCCCGTTCTGTTGGAAAATTTTGATTTGCGTTAGTAGGAATGTGGCTAGTCGTCCTCGGGTTGGCCATAGTTATTTTGATCTTAGTGGTCCTCAAGCGGGCCAGTGGGTTTGGTGGGGACAGTAAAATTCCAAAACAAATTTGGACGTTTTGGGATTCTGATACACCGCCGGTATTTGTTCAAAAATCTATAGAAAGTTGGCGCAAATTTAGTCCAGACTTTGACATTCGCGTCGTCACTCCCAAGACTGTTAAAGACTATCTTCCAGAAGTGGATTTTTCTTCTAAAAGAAATGACTTTATCCAGCGAACCTCTGACTTTATAAGGGTTCATCTCGTTGCCAAGTATGGTGGTATATGGTCAGATGCTTCTGTAGTCGCGACCAGATCACACGACTGGTTGATAGATGAACACAAGGCGCGAGGGTTCGAGTTTTTTTCATATCACAATCCCAGGGATCAGATCCTACCGGAGTATCCTGTAGTCGCAAATTGGTTCTTCGCATCTGTACCCAATGGTAATTTCGTTTCAAAATGGAGGGATGAATTTGAAAGAATAAATAATTTTGAAAAAATTGAAGACTATATAAGTGACATCAAAAGTAAAGGCGTCAACACCCAAAAAATACCCGACACTGGTTATTTGACTCAAGATTGTTCTGCTCAGGTTGTTCTTCAAACTCAGATGACTCCCGAAGAAATCAAGCGGACTATGTACATGTTAAATTCAGAAGATGGTCCTTATAAGCATTCTCATAGTAACGGGTGGGATCCTGTAAAAGCTGTTAAAAGTTTGTGTGACACGCCAGCTTCAGAACTTCCCGACCTTATCAAAGTGTATGGCAAAGAACGTAGAGCCATAGATGATGACCGCCAACTCGAATGTGCGTACAAGATATTTGAATAAAGTAAAATGGCTCTAGATACATAATGGAAAATATATTCAAAAAGTTCCTCGGTAAGTGTTGGTTCATTTACCGAAGACCTGCGATTGCTCAACTAATTTGCGAAGATATGATGAGGGTCGTATCGAGCGAATGTGCACTCGCGGATATGTGCCCAAGGGAGCTGACGAGGTCAAAGTCCATGCCTAATATAAACCTGTGAAGTCCGGG